TTATCAGACATTACGGTCTATATGAAGTATGCTAAATACATACCTGAATTAAACCGTAGAGAAACTTGGCAAGAACTTGTTACAAGAAATATGGATATGCATATTAAAAAGTATCCACAACTTGAAAACGAAATCAGAGAGAACTATAAGTACGTTTACAAAAAACAAATTCTTCCTTCGATGAGAAGTATGCAGTTTGCGGGTAAACCTATTGAAATTTCTCCTAACAGAATTTACAACTGTGCATACGCACCCGTGGACGATTGGAGAGTATTCTCAGAAATTATGTTCCTGCTTTTAGGTGGAACAGGAGTAGGGTACTCTGTACAAAAACATCACACAGAACTTTTACCCGAAATTCATAAACCTAATAAAGAAAGAGGAAGAAGATATCTTATCGCTGACTCTATCGAAGGTTGGGCAGATGCTGTAAAACTATTGATGAAATCATATTTCTTTGGTGGTTCACACATTGAATTTGATTTTAGTGATATTCGTCCAAAAGGTGCAAGATTAGTAACTTCAGGTGGTAAGGCACCAGGTCCCCAACCCCTGAAAGAATGTTTGATTAAAGTTGAAGGTATTCTTGACGGTAAAACAGATGGTGACAAACTTCGTCCAATTGAAGTACACGATATTGTTTGTCATATTGCAGATGCGGTATTGGCGGGTGGTATTCGTAGAGCGGCGCTTATTTGTTTATTTTCAGCATCAGATGACGAAATGATTTCTTGTAAGAGTGGTTCTTGGTGGGAAAAAAATCCACAAAGAGGAAGAGCTAACAACTCAGCAAACTTACTCCGTCACAAAATTACTAAAGAATATTTTATGGATTTGTGGGCAAGAATCGAAGCAAGTGGTGCTGGTGAACCTGGTATCTACTTGTCTAATGATAAGGATTGGGGAACAAACCCTTGTTGTGAAATTGCGTTAAGACCATTTCAATTCTGTAACTTAACAGAAGTTAATGTTTCAAATCTTGAGTCACAAGAAGATTTTGAGTCTCGTGTAAGAGCAGCTGCGTTTATTGGTACACTTCAAGCTGGTTATAGTAACTTTCATTACCTACGTCCTATTTGGCAAAGAACTACTGAAAAAGATGCTCTTATCGGAGTTTCAATGACAGGAATTGGTTCAGGTGCTGTATTAGGGATGAATATGAAGGCAGGTGCTAAAGTGGTAAAAGAAGAAAATGAAAGAGTTGCATCTATCATTGGTATTAACAAAGCTGCGAGAACAACAACTGTAAAACCCGCAGGAACAACATCTTTAACCTTGGGAACTTCATCAGGAATCCACGCTTGGCACAACGATTATTACATCAGAAGAATTCGTGTTGGTAAGAATGAATCAATGTATAAACATTTGGTTCAGAATCATCCTGAATTGATTGAAGATGAATATTTTCGTCCACACGACACCGCGGTAATTTCTATTCCTCAAAAATCACCTGAAGGTTCAATCTTAAGAACTGAGTCACCAATCCAACTTCTTGAAAGAGTTAAAAAAGTTCATAACGAGTGGGTTAAATTTGGACACAGAACTGGTAGTAATACACACAACGTGTCTGCAACTATTTCGGTTAGAGACCACGAGTGGTCGGCTGTTGGTAATTGGATGTGGGAAAACAAAGATTATTACAATGGTCTTTCAGTTTTACCCTACGCTGGTCACACATACAAACAGGCACCATTCGAAGATTGTTCAAAAGAAGACTACGAATCAATGTTGGCAACTTTGAAAAATGTTGACCTTTCAAAAATTGTAGAAGTTTCAGATGAAACTGATTTGTCAGGTGAGTTGGCTTGTGCTGGCGGAGCTTGTGAAATTACTACAGTATAAGAATGAATGAGTCCAATAATAACAAAGGAGGGGTCCAACCCCTCCTTTTTTATTTTTATAATGGTAAAGTAGTCTTTACTGAAGAATATCATAAACTAAGGGGTCATTGTTGTGGTAATGGATGTAAACATTGTCCTTTTACTCCAACACACCTTAAAGGGTCCTCTACAATTAAAAAATAATATTTCTATATTTATAGAGTATGGCAGACGGCACTACGTATGGTTTAAATTTTCCATTTGAGGATTCTAATAAGGGAGACTACCTTTTATTAACTGAAACTGCGGCTGCTCAAATTCGTTCTGATTTATTGCATTTGATACTTACAAGACGAGGCTCAAGATATTATTTACCTGACTTCGGAACAAGATTGTATGAATTTATTTTCGAACCCTATGATGGTCTTACAGAAAATGCAATCGAAGCCGACATAAGAGATTCTGTTGAAAAATTTATGCCAAATTTATTGATTAACAGAATCGCTATAGAACCAGCCGACCCAAGTGTTGAGGTTGAATATGCGAAAGGTAAACAGTTAGTAGGCACAGGTAAGGACCAAGTATATAGAGTACCTGGTAAAGGAACTTCTGAGTATACCGCAAAAGTTATAATAGATTATAGTGTAGATAATTCGGCGTTCGCACAAAGCGATTTCGTCATCATCAATATTTAAGATTATATGGCAAACAGAACAATATCCTACACGTCGAGAGACTATGAGAGCATCAGGATAGAACTACAAAATTACGTTAAAAGTTATTATCCTGAGTTAATTCAAGACTTCAATGATGCTTCGGTATTCTCTGTGTTTTTGGACTTGAACGCTGCGGTTGCTGATAACCTTCATTATCATATTGATAGAAGTATTCAAGAAACTGTACTACAATACGCTCAACAACGTTCATCAATTTACAATATTGCCAAGACGTACGGACTAAAAATTCCGGGTCAGAGACCTTCAGTATCTGTTGTAGATTTTTCAATAACAGTACCGGCTTTTGGTGACAAAGAGGACGAAAGATATTTGGGAACACTTACAAGAGGTTCACAAGTTTTTGGAGCGGGTATCGTTTTTGAAACTTCTCAAGATATAGACTTTGCAAATCCATACAACAGTTCGGGATTTCCAAACAGATTAAAAATTCCAAACTTTGATGCAAACGGTAATTTAATTAACTACACAATTACCAAAAGAGAACCCGTCGTAAATGGACTTACTAAGGTTTTCAAAAGAGTAATTGGGCCAGGTGAAGTTATTCCATTTTTTGAGTTGTTTTTACCTGATAAAAATGTGCTTGGTATTACAAGTGTTTTACTCAAGAACGGTACAAACTATACAAACATTCCAACCACGGCAGAATTTTTAGGTTTAGCCAATAGATGGTATGAAGTTGACGCTTTAGCTGAAGATAGAATTTTTATTGAAGACCCAACTAAAGTATCCGATGACCCTGGTGTGAAAGTTGGTAGATACATTCAAACAAACACAAGATTCATATCTGAGTTTACACCTGAGGGTTATTCCAAACTAACATTTGGTGGAGGTTCAACATCCGCTCAAGACCAACTAAATGCTTTTACAAATTTGGGAATTCCAATTAATATACAATCATTACAAAATAATTTTTCTTTAGGTTCTACCCTAACCCCAAATACAACCCTTTTTGTTCAATACCGAATTGGGGGTGGTTTAGCAACCAACTTAGGAACAAATGTTATCAATCAAGTTGGTACAGTATCTTTTTTTGTGAATGGACCATCTCAGACAACAAATTCATCTGTAATCAACTCTTTAAGATGTACAAATCCTATCGCAGCAATTGGGGGTGCTAATGTTCCTAACGTTGAAGAAATTAGAAACTATGTTTCATTTAATTTTTCCGCACAAAAAAGAGCCGTAACTGTTAATGATTATGAATCTTTATTAAGAGTTATGCCAGCTCAATTTGGGGCACCTGCAAAAGTTTCTGTGACCGAAAATAATAATAAAATCCTTATCAATTTATTATCATACGATTCATCGGGAAAATTGACAAACATTGTATCAAATACTTTAAGACAAAATGTTGCAACATATTTGTCCAATTATCGTATGATGAATGATTACATCTCAGTCATTTCTGCTGAGGTTATTGATTTAGGAATCGAGATTTCAGTTGTGTTAGATGCAACACAAAATTCGGGTCAAATTGTATCAGATATTGCAAATAGAATTTCGGATTACTTTAATCCACAAGTTAGACAATTGGGTCAAAATGTTTATTTGTCAGAACTTAAAAGTATTATTCAAAACCAAAATGGTGTAATTACGGTGACTGATATTGTTGTGGACAACAAAGTTGGAGGACAGTATTCATCCGCTCAAACATCGATGCAATATTCAGACCCAGAACTCAAGATTATAAGACCTGTTGACGACACAATATTTGCCGAACCTGTTCAGGTTTACCAAATAAGGTATCCTCAAAAAGACATTAAAGTTAGAGTTAAAAATTTCCAAAATGTTTCTTTTTCTTAACAACTTTATTTAAAACTCGTTTAGGTTATTTTTTTAATAGGCAAGGCATTTCATAAGAAATTCCAAAATAACTATTTATCATAAAAACCTTAATGGGAAAGTCGTATAGGATACCAACACAAGTCGGCGTAAACAAACAAATAAATTTACAATTAGAACAGGATTTTGAATTCTTAGAAATCTTGTCGCTTCAAATTGGGCAGAGTCAAATTTATTCACGTGATTGTTCACAGTATGGTTTATTAGTTGGTAGAGTTGTCGCTAACGGTGGTTTAGGTATTGCTAATGCAAAAATTACAGTGTTCGTACCAATTACAGAGCAAGATACGACAAACGATGTAATAAGTGATGTTTACAATTATTCCTTACCGAACAATGAAAATACTGATGGTTACAAGTTTAACGTTTTACCTTATGAACCGTCTTATCCTAACCACGCTGCTACAGGAACTTTTCCTTCAAGAGGAGATGTTTTAAAAGACCCAACAGCTTCAGAGTTATATAAGAAATATTACAAATATACAGTAACCACAAACGAGAGTGGTGACTATATGATTATGGGTGTCCCTTTGGGTGACCAAGTTATTGTAATGAACTTAGACCTAAGTGACATTGGTGAATTTTCGTTAACACCTCAAGATTTAATTAGAATTGGAAGAGCAACACCAGAACAAGTCGGTGGAGAAAGATTTAATTCTTCAGTAGACTTTGAAACTCTACCTCAAATTGTTGCTTTAAATAAAACAGTCGAAATTTCTCCATTTTGGGGTGACCCAAATCAATGTTTAGCAGCGGTCAACCGAGTTGATTTTGACTTAAGAGAAGACGCTAATATTGAAATTGAACCAACTTCTGTTTTTATTGGTTCAATAATATCTACAATAGATAAGTTCAGAATTGCAGCACCTTTTTTTGGTGCAGATGGTCCTCCTAGTATGATTCAGGCTGCTTGTAAACCAAAGGATAATTTAGGTAATTTATGTAATCTCACTTCAGGACCTGGACAGATATTGGCAATCAGACAAACAATATTCCAAGATGATGAAGGTAGACCTATTTTAGAACAGTATAGATTACCAAATTCTGGTAATGTTATTGATGGTGATGGGACTTGGGTTACAGAGATTCCTATGAATTTGGACTATGTTGTCACCGCTGAAGATGGTACAAGAGTTTTATCAAACAACCCAAAAATTGGTGTACCAACAAGAGCCAAATATAGATTCAAAATCAAATGGTCCCAAGGACCTGTGTCAACTGAAAAAATTAGACGACCATATTATTTGGTTCCGAATGTTAAAGAATATGGTTGGACATCCTCAATAGATGACCCAAATTATTACGATGAGACATCTATTGTTGGTCAAGAGTTAAGAAGTTCTTACTATTTTGGCCTCGATTGGAGTGGATATACACAAGGGAGAACTACTCAAATACAAAATCAAAGATTACAAAATGCAATTAACTGTGAGGATACTTTTTACGAATTCGATTATAATAAAATCTACACAGTATCTTCTTTAATTGACCAATATAAAAGAGGTAATAACCGAGCAAGATTCATCGGTATAAAAGAAATTGATGATGATGACTGTGCGTCAACTGTAAACAAATTTCCTGTAAACGAGGGATTCAAGAATTTTGATTTGATATATTTTTTATTTTCAATCTTGTTTCAGGTATTTCAATTAATTGGTCCGATATTTTTAGTTGTTTATTATCTGATAGCCTATGTTTGGAATAATTTAGTGTCTTCAAGACCAAACAGTGCAATTGCAGTATTATTATATCTACTGTATGGTTTGTCTGTGGTATTCTTCGCAGCCGCGGCAACATCCTTCCCTGCAATTGGTCTTATTATTACTTTTGTTATTGCAGGTGCCGCAATGTTAGTACTTGCAATAAGGGCATCCGTTAATATCAAACAAATCAAAGAATTTAGATTTGGACCATTAAGATTCGCTCAAATTACATACCCAGAGTGTTCAACTTGTGATTGTAAACCTGGTGATACAAAAGAAGGTGCTGGTGGAGTTCCAAGTTCGATATTAACACCAGTTGCTAATAGTGGTGTTTACTTTGATGGTATTTACAACGCACCAAGATTTACTCCACCTCCACCAAGTGCTGGATATAGAAATGGAGACCCAAATTTTTATTGGTTCCACGAAGACGGTAAAACAAATGACCCATTTTCAGATGCAAACAAATCAAGTTTATCTTTTGTGATGTCTCAGGCTATGGGTACTAGAGCTCAACAAGTACAAAGGATATATGAGTTCAAATCTACAGAATCTGAAATATCAAGATTGCCTGATGTTACAAATTTGTTAGGAATCCCAAGAAAAATATTTGCCAACTCGACTCAAATTCCTTTGGGAAATAGAATTAATATTTTCAACGGGAGAAAAAAATATTTTGACCAAACAAATAGAATAAGTGTATCGTTTGATAACCCAAGTAATTCGACAATAGAACACTATGATAATTCCTTAACAATTTTATCACAACAAAATTTTGAGTCTGGTACACTTTTAACTTTTGTTAATCCAGTTAGTACGTCAGATGTAAATTATTTATATACTGCTCAGACAGTAGATGGTTCTTACGTTACGGGTATTTCAGGAACAACTTTGTTTCCCACAGCTGGTTCATTTCCCGTAACATATGCGAATACTCAGTTAACTAATTCAACAGTTACTTACTTTCTTAGTAGTGGTTCAACAGAAACAAATTACAAATACCCATCCGACATTGAGTATTTTCAAGTTGTTACTGCAATTACCGTTTCAGATGCATTTAATTTACTGTCAAACCCTGGTTGTAACACTTGTCAAAAATATAGTGTAGAAACAGATTTTGATTTAAACAATCAAATTACAATATCGATTTCATATGATGATTGTGAAGAGGGACCAAAGACAATAAGTTTGAGTTCAACATTTGACCCGTTTGATTTAAAATGGATTCCTGAAATTATTGATATATGTTCCTGTACTCCCCCTGTCATTACAGGTCAAGGTTCCGCCACACTTATTTCATCCTGTTCAGTAACACCAAATTATAATGGTTTCTTAGGTCTGTTGAATTCATCAGTACAAGTTTTTTTCAATAGAAATAACGCAACTGGTTTGGGGTGGAAAGACCAAGTCAGTGAAACATTTAGGTATAGAGACGTAATTCAAAATTATGGGGGTCAATACGTTTTAGTTCTTCAAAGGGGGGTTGACCCTTATTCTCCAAAATATCAAAACAAATATGGTTTGGGTAAGTTATTCGGTTTCGGTAGTGAAAACGATATCGAAGTTATTGCTTCAACAAGAACAAATATACCAATTCAAGCGTTACCAAATTCTACAATATCAGTTCAGGGTTACGGGCAAAGTGATATTTTTAACCAATCAAAATTTTTTAGAGCTGGTGATGGTTACTCGGCGTTTACAACATTCAATGTGGGTTATTATAGCGCTTTGGATAAAAATACAAATTTTACGTCTTTCAAATTCACAGAGTCAAATGGTGTTCCTTCTAACTTTGGATATGTTTCTTCTATGTTTAGTAGACCAACTTTAGGTGGTGTGGGTTCACTAATTTCTATAAATGGTAATAACGCATATTCAGTTAACCCTTCATTTGCAAACTACGATGCCTCTGAGGATATTTCAGGTGCTGATTACTATTACACAAAAAATAATAATAATCCTAATAACGCCGAAAGCTTGTATTTAAGTTTTTCATTAATTCCAAGGTACACAGGTAGTCCTTTGAATATGTCATCCAAACTATTGAATGTAATGAGAACGGACAGGCTACCAACTTCAGATTTTTTAGATGGGACAAGTTGGGAGTCGGTAACACCTTTACTACAACAGAATAATGGTTTTGCTATATATGAATTGAGTACTGACGGAGAAGACTTTGATACAGTATCTTACTCAGGTGGGTTCGAAAGTACACCACCTGATATTGAAGATTTACCTGCTTCCTCAAATGTACTAGAGACATTTGATTGTGCTAATATGGTTTCATTACAATGTTATAGTGGTGATGGTGTCACGTTTGGTGTAAAGTCTGATTGTGTTGAAACTGACAATGTGGAAAGGGGTTGTTATGTGTTTATGAAAGATGGTCCACAACTTACTGGTGGTTATTTACAGAGAGACATAATAGCATTTACTGAGTGGGGAGTTAGATTCAGATTTTTCTATAGTTTGTGTAGGGGCGTTTTATCTCAAACATTTACAAATAATTGGATAAACGGAACCTTATTTACAATTCCAATACAAACAAGAGCCATTTATAACTCCAAAAATGAATTGGAAAATTTTCTTTTCTGTAAAGAAATGGTCTATTTTGATAATGACAGTAATAACTTCTATATGAGAAGTAGTCCTTGGAATCCTGTTCAAAATAAATTCATAGGTAAGCTACCTACTCCCATAGGTGCTTCAGGGGCAATCAACAGTCGTAATTTATTATACCCAACGACATTACTTAATATGGGTGTTAAAAATGTAATTTTTTCTCAGATTGGTTTAGACCCCAGTGATAGAGGATATGTGGTTAATAAACTCACACCTTCAAGTTATGGTGACACATCTGATATTGTTAATTTATTTGTGGTATCAAGAATATCAAATAATTCATTTCTAAAAAATTTGGTTACAATTGGGGACCCCAACGCGGTTGTAAATCAATTATTTTCCAGACCTGAAAGAAGGGCTGATGGAGATTTAGTTCAAGCATTCTCAATAAACTCTGAGTTTGGTGTGATTAAATTTTCACCTGATGCTTACGAAAGTACTGGTAATACCTCTACAGACCCTGTAAGAGTTTTGGGTAGTGGTGTAAATTCGGTTATGGGAATCTTTTTTTCTTCTACTACTGAAGATTTACAAGGTAAGGATTTCATCTCTCCTGGCCGCATAAACTTTAGACCGAACCCATCGGCAAATGCGTTTCTTTACACTTATGGTATTAAGTCACAAACTGTTCCTTTTTACAAGTGGGGGTTAAATCAACCTGCAGGACTTACGAATATATTCGGAGGACAGTTGAATAACTGGCAAACACAACCCAACGATATATTTGGATACAAATATCAGTCTTTAGATAGAACCAATATATCACAACCAAGTTATTTCATTGGTTCGAATTCTTTTGTAAATGAAAAAAACGCAAGAGGTTATATATTCAACGTTGATAATTCAGGAAATTTGAATGTATCATCAGGTGTTTGGCCTCCCAAATTTTTGGTTGGCGCTCCAAACCATTTCTATTTTGGTTTGATAAATGGAAAATCCGCTTTGGATAAGTTTAAAGAAATTTACATAGGTGATGAGTGATTTTAAAATAGTACCTTCTTATTTGGAATTTAAATCTGCACCTAAAATTTCTTCTCAAGTAAGTTTGGATTTTAATCAAACGCAAAAAGAGTTGGTTGAATATGTTAGAAACGCTAACATAAATTTAGCTCAGTTGTATGATGATGAAAAACAAACTAGTTTCAGATATAGACCAACCTTTAAAGTAGATTATGTATATGACAACACCTATACTGGTACAACCGAGTATCTACCGTTTCAATACAATCTATATTATGTGGAAGCAACTCAGTCTAAACTTTCAGGTATATGGAAAGGTTATCCTCAAAATTACGAGTTTGATTTTTTCAGACCAAGAGTTATGGAAGACCATTTTATGTATAGACCACAAAGTGCGTACACATACAATTGGACTTATTATATTACTTACCCATCTGAAAATGACCCTGACCAAGAAATGGAGGTCACTTACGATGGTAACACAGTAAAGTTTTTGGCGTCTGAAGGAATACCCTTTGTTATAACACAAGGGGTTGAAGGTAGTGCTAACGTTATAAGTTTTAATTGTTTTGCGCCACACGGATTAGGTGTTAATGATTACATCGAACTTTCAATTTCATATGACACGCAAAATGTTTTTTCCGTATTGTCTTTGGGAAATGATTCTTACGAAAGTTCCAATACCGTTTTCAATATTTTAAATGTTGGATATACAGGTAATACATTTGATGTCGGGAGTTTTGGTACGTTCAAAAAAATTGTTGACCCCAATAATCTTGAAACAAGGTCTAAATATTATGTACGTAAACATACTATTTTAGCCAACGAAAATGATATTGAGATAACCAAAATTGGTTTTGAAGTTAATCCGTTTAGAAATGAAAAACAATTTGAATTTAGTTCTATAACACCTAATAATCTTAATAGAATTTCACAAAAAACATCTTCCTATTCATATTCTATTACTCTTAAAAATGATTTGATTTTATCAGGTATTAGCGACAATCAAAAGAGGGAGGTTTCAGAAATATTTTTATCTGTAGTAAACAAAGGTTTTAGTGGTTATTTCAATAAACCCTTTGGGATTTCAGGTTTGAAACAAGGATGGCTTATGAATATTTCAAAAGAAAATAACTTTTGGTGGGACGATTCAAATAGTGTGTCGGATTCAAACATACCTTACTCTAGTTACACTCAAACAAACGGGTCTACTGAGACTTTTTATTATAATCAGGTGTTACAACCTGGTGATGTTCTCTATGGAGATTTTTGTGAGTGGAATGATTATTACCACTACGAAAGAATTGTTTCAGAATACATACAAAAAATAAAATTTAATCAGGATATTTTTGTTACAACATCAACACCAACAACAAATTCACCAGGTTATTATTATCCTGTTCACCATTCGATGCCAATAAAAGTTTTTTCAAACTATATTGAAACAGGAATTGCCGACCAAGTTATCAATGTACCAAACAGTGCTTTTTATTCCCAAGCTGACCAAGAATTCAGATGGAGAGATGTTTACTCAATTGGTCAGTTTGACAATGATGATAGGGGTGTTGATTATCCATATCTGAATAACGCATTATATCCATTTCAATATGTGTTATTCAAACTAATACCTGAGGGAAGTAATTATCAGAGTATCCTTGGAGGTTATCCAAGTATTTCTTACCAACCATTAATAGATGACTGTGAATAAGATTCAAATTACAATACCGAGAGGTCAGGACAAAGTAATCAACTTACCAGTCAAGTTAGATTGGGAATTGCTTGATACTGAAAATGAAATCAATGCTTTGGAGAATGAAATTTTTGCTGAGGTTGCGGGAAGACCAATTGACTTTGAGACAAATAGATTTGCTCATTCAGGTTATACCGCCTCAACTGGTAATTTAATAACTTACAATACGGATATAAATTACCAATTTTATTTCTTTTCGGGTGGCACATTAACAACTTCAGCCTCAACTCAAAATTGGATTTTAGATTATAGGTCTGAAGGATTTACAACTGATGAGATTTATTATTTCAGTGATGGATTTGAAAAATCATTCTGGAAATTGGATTTTTATGATTCACCAAGCGATAGACAACAAACAAATTTTTTGACAATAGTATTACCTACAACACAAGGTGAAAGAATGCCTGCCGATATGCAAGGAACCGCTGTAACAATAAAGAAACCTGTTTACAAACTTGATTATACAGGTGACAAAGAAGGTTTCTTTATTTATTGGTTGAAATCAAGAACTACTTTGGACCTCGATAAATTTTTTATGTCCTGTAAATTTTGGAATGCTAAAACAGGTAGTTTTTCACAAATGATTAACAAACCTCAATCATTAAATGTTTCGAACGCATTTAATGCGAATTCTTTATTTGATTTTTATTATCAAGTTAATTTGGATTATGAACAACAGACCTACGTTGTTTATGATACAACCACATTCCAAAGAGTTGGTACCAATACCAATCCAATAAAATGGTATGAATATGTAAACCCATAATGGATTATAGATTTACGATATCACCTGAATTTATAAAATCTGATTTATCACAAGTGACAATCAGTGGGAAGACCTATGGGGTTTACTCGGGAATGTCTCAAGTTTTGAGTGGGGGACCAAACGGAAGTTCTATTATGACAGGACTGACAGTTCCTATTATGATAACCCAAACAACAATCGATATGGGTTATTATACTCCCTTTGATGGTGCCGCCTTACAATCTGATGTAACGACAAATTTTTTATTTTCATCTACGACTACAGACCCATACACATATTTGGTATATAACACTTCATCTGATTTAAAGAAATTTTTGGAATTTTCTTTTTATCAAATAAATTGGGGTGATGAAAGTCCCGTTGAAGTATTTTCAGGGGGGACAATTTCACACACATATCCTTTAACGCAAAGTGCTTATACAATCACTATGAAACAAACTAACCCATTTGGTGTTAATACTGTTGATAAAGTTATAACCGTACCATATAAAAACGCGGTAATATATAATCCAAAAGGGCGAGCGTTTTTCCAACCGATTGGAGGTAGTTGGTCAGCAACACCTGTAAGTTACGATTACATATTTTCTGGGGATGCAATCAATACTGTTGCAGCACAAGTAACCTCAGATTATGAAACTGTTCCCTTTACAGTATCGGGAACCACAACTTCTCGATTAAGTGAGTTACAACAATACGGTTCAATACCATATATCATTGGTGTTCCTGTTATACAAGGAAATCAAATCTTGGGTGCCGTAACAAATATAAATACTGTGTTTACAGGATATACAATTCAAGGGGTCGATTATTATGATTATGTGAATGGTGAAACAATATATTTTGAGGGTTCAAGCGGATTCACACCCGATAATATAACTGCGGTACCCATAACAAAAGACAATTTATTGATGAAAATACAAGACCAACCTCAAATTAATACAGACGTATTTGTTGAAAGGGGTAAATCCTCAGCTTACGAACCTGTAAGAAGATTGGGTGAAGTCGATAATTTAAATGATATGATTAACTACGGATATGGATATTATATCATAGAAAAAAAGGGATAAACTATTTATAAAAATAACTAAAAAATATGGCAATTGGAACATACGGAACCATTAGACCTGCAGACGTGTCCCCTGAGGATGTTGAAATTGTTGTTGTCTATACTCCATCGAGGGATGAGACACAAAATTTCGTTCTATCTTCTTTAGACGCACCATCGGTTCTACGTCCTTACTTCAACAACGCAAACACAGGTGGTAATCCAAATGTTGAAGTTCTCGGAGGATTATACAATTTAACTTTACCTGCTGATAATTTCAATGCAATCGGAATTTATACATTGATGTTGAGGCCTGCTCAGATAAGAACTTCAATTACAGATTGTGGTGTTTTGAGCGCATTGCCGAACGTCAAGGGTATTATAGTTGACTTAAACAACGTTCCACAAGCATACAGAAACAAGTTTATCCCGCAAGGACTGATAGGATTCAGAATTGAATATCTAAATGCTGATGGAAGTAAAATACCTAATTTCTTTAGAGTTGTTACATCTTGTTTCTATTGTGAACCAATAGTTGTTAATCAGGTAAACACGACTCAAAAATCTGTACGTTACAGATATACTGACAGTACAACAAACTTGTTGTTTCTAACAGTAACACCATCATCATCACCTACTAACAAACCAAATGCAACTCCGTTCATTGGTCAACCAGGTCAAAGTATTATAGTGTCCAACACATATTTCAATCCTGTAACAATAGAAATTGATATTGTAGAATACGATACGTCATCTCTTGCAATTGCTCTGTTTGGTAATCAAACTAAATCTATTGATGATGGTATCTACACAATGTACGACGAAAATAATAACATTTACAAACAATACAACTTGTTCGAAATTCGTGACCAATTTAACGCGCTTCTTTTTGAGGTTCGTCAGGATAGAGGTACAAATATTGATTTTACTAAAAACTTTACATCAATAGTAGGTTAATGGCGACTAACAGTAATAAGTTTTTTTATCCCCCAAGACCCGGCAACGGTACTGGTGTTTTTGACAACATTGTTGGATTTCAAGTTGTTGATGGGGGAGGTCTGACTTCTGCTGTTTTTGATTTTACTACTTCTGTCACTGAAAAAGTTAATAGAACTTTTTCAATTGGTACATTCTCTGAGCCAATAAGTTTGGAGGATTTGGACGTTAATAGTGTGTTGGAAAGTAGAAGAATCCAACAATCTCAATTTAGAGTATATCCAAATTATGATGTTTCAGAAGTTCTTAACTTTTCATTATATGGTTCTTTGGCAAAAAGATTTAGTGTTTCAATAACAAAAATTATTAATTATTTTCCAGCCGCGTTAGAGGTTGTATTCACATCAGATGATTTTGTTACTGGTTCCACCGCTACAAACATTGTATATGATTCTGTTGAAAACGAAACAAGTTTTATTGTACCTGTCGATAGTATTAACAATCCATTTTTAATTGAATTTTCTTTAAGTGCAACTACTAACTTAATGGTTAGAGAAATAGATGCGTCAGTTTATAGAAATATGACAAAAAGTTATTTGAATTATGCCTTGTCATATCAGGGTTTAGAATATCAAGTAATTGGACTTACACCATCACAAAGTTTGAGTTCAGGTCAGTTGGGTATAATTGTTTCAGGACAACCTTTTGGAAGTGCAACAACTCTGTATGACAATTTTATTCTTAGACCAAATGATTTTGTTGCGGACAAAGTTTTTGCAGAAGACTTTGATGAAATTGAAAAATTCTTATTGAATCGATTGATTCGCCCTGAGTTCACTGCTAGTTTTCAGGTTCCACAGAGGAACGAAGCGGGACAGTTTTATACTGCTTATATTCAGGTAACTTGGCCTAAAGATGGTGTATGGAACTTAGATATTAGAACACCAAGATTTGATGACTATCTCCAACAGTTAGCGGACATTGCAGAAAACTTAGATACATTTAAGACAAATCTTATCTCAAGATTTTTAACATCTGATTCAATCAAAGAGTTTGATACTTTGGACCAAAAGGTTGAAAAGGTTTTACAGATTTACGGTAGAAGTTTTGACCAAGTAAAACAGTTCATAGATGCTTTAGCTTATATGAATAGTGTAAACTATTTTCCGCAGAATGACATACCTTCTCAGTTGCTCTTTAATTTAGCACAAACATTAGGTTGGAGTAGTAATTTCTCACCAATCACAAACGAAAATTTCTTGGAGTCTGTTTTTGGTAATACAAACACAATTGAATACCCAGGGTATGCAAGGGCTCAAACACCAACTGAGTTAAATTATCAATTTTATAGAAATTTAATATTAAATTCTGCATATCTTTTTAAGTCAAAAGGAACTCGTAGGTCCGTTGAATTCCTATTAAGATTAATTGGGGCACCTGATGCGTTGATTGATTATAATGAGTACATCTACATAGCCGACCAAAGAGTTGATATGGAAAAGTTTAATCAAAACTTTGCACAATTATCGGGAGGAACTTACGTCAATATAATACCCTCACTTGATTCAGCAAATACTTTCAAAATTAAGGGGGATTTATTTACTGCCTATACTACTTCTACTCAATACACAGATATAAACATTTCAAGAGTGGATTACCCTGTAGACGATTTTGGATTCCCGAAGTCACCATATAATGGACCTGGACCTAATTCAACTTTTTTTCAAGAGGGTGCTGGTTGGTATGAACAAACACCACAACACAGAAGTCCAAGTCAGTTAGTGTTAAACGGAAATACAGTAACGGGGGCCACTAGTGTTCAAAATCAATTACAACCTTTTACCTATGGTCAAATTTATTTGGATAGGTATAGACAGTTCCCATATATGCAAGAAGGGTTTAAATTGAGAAAAGTATCCGATAACGTGAAGTCTTGGGTGTCATCAGATGATAGATTAAGAGTTTCGACTGAATCTGGCTACAATTCTTATTATTTTACTGATAGTGAAAAACTTGTACTTAATGTAAAAAATGTTGATATATTCTTAAACCCTGGACAAGGACTTGCTTATGATGTTTGGGACCAATCAAACAGATATGGGTACCCAATACCTGAATCAGGATTTACTGCTGATTTCTTATTTCCTTATGGTGTAGACGATACCTATATCGACCCCCAACCTCAAACCAAAACATTCTTTGAGTTCACACAAACCTTTTGGCAGAATATGATTAATACAAGAAATAGATTGTATTCATCAGATGGTAAGACAAGTGGATACCTTACACTACAATCAATTTTTTGGAAATATCTGCAATCGGAACAAACTGTGGGCCTTCCTAACAACAAATATACATATCAAAAATTAATTGAGTATGTTGACGCATTGGGTCCTTATTGGATGAGATTGATTGAGAATATGGTACCTGCAACAACAATTTGGAATTCAGGTGTTAGATTCGAAAATTCAATCTTTCATAGACAAAAATTTGTGTATAGGAGACAAAGGGGTTGTGAAATTGTTCCTGTTCCCGCAAATCCTTGTTTTATTATAACGAATATTTTCGATTATGATTGTACAACAGAATTTACAGAATTTTTCATATACCCTTGGCTAAACGGTGATACGGATGTAAGTGATTTTACATCAATTCTTAATAATAGAATAAATAACTTCTTATCTCAATCAGGATTAACAATTAACGATTGTATTTTAAACTCAATTAATTCTCAATGGTATCTCAGATTGAAAATTGGAAATGATATAATAATTAATCAATATTTTTATCAGGGTTATGGTGTTAATGACGCACCTACCACTTATTTATGGAGAACAACTTTGATTGACAATTTATACAAATTATTTCAGTATGGTTTTACTTATACGTTGAATGCAAATAAGTTAACAATTACCAACCTTGGTTGTGTTACCGCAAATCTTCAAGAGACCGTTTCTTTAGAGGCTTGCATAAACCTGAGTATAAATTGTAGCTGATGGCATTAGTTAACAAAATTTTTTCCAACTGTTTTACTGGTGGAGGTCCAGCAATCAATAAGACTTTCGAAATTGAAAGCACTGGCGGTTGGACCAATAATCTAAGTTACATTATCTATTCAGGTGATGGAGGTTGTTACTATTACTCTGGTACAGATAGTTTAGGTACTCCAATCACAACTTACTTAGCTCCAACAGGTACAAATGCAGGTGGTGCTTGTAACTCTAGCACGGGATGTCCCTCTGTCAATTTGGATGTATATCCTAACAATGTATACTACACCTTTTCATCCTGTTGTACATCTTCGATAATAAGTTTCAGACGTGGTGATATCGAGATTGGTTCTGATTATGTAAATGGTACAACTATGTGGCTCAGTTACGGCGGTTCGGGTGGTAGTTTCTCGGGTTGTTATACAGTCTTGACAGGTTATACTGGAAGTACAATTTATATTGATACCGCCGCCGCTTTTTCATATTCAATTGGGTTTATTGATTGTGCAGATTGTTTGATGTTGTACCCCTGTCCAACACCAACACCTACACCCACACCAACAGTGACAAATACGCCAACTGTAACAAGGACCCCTACCACAACGCCAACAAATACAAATACGGTAACACCAACTAATACCAATACAAATACCCCAACACCTTCTATTACACCCTCAATTACCCCGTCAATTACACCTTCAAATCCTTTTGGTAACGGTGGAACGTTTAACTATCTTCTCACAGTAACGGGAGCTTGTGAGACTGGAGTGGGCGCTTGTTTGATAACTGGTATCGGTGGAACACCCCCATACACATTTGATTGGTATGACCCGAATCTTGGTACTGGTGATTTCAAATACAACTTAGCCGCAGGAACTTATTTGGTAAGAGCAAATGACTCAACCCTACCTGTTAACAATGAGTTTTATATCAACGTTCCTATTTCGAGTTGTATTTGTGCAAATGTAACAAACGTTGTTTCTACAACTTGTGGATTAGATAATGGTTCTGTTACTGCGACTACAAATTCTGTTTGGTCCTCTGCTCAGTTTAATTTGTATACAACGGCTGATGTGTTTATTTCTGCTCAGATTGTTAATACGGACACGGCAATATTCTCAAATTTATCTGCAGGAACTTACTACGTTCAGGTTATTGATTTAGGTGGTGCTACGGGAACAACAGCTAATTTTATAATAGAAGACTCAAGTAATTTTGACTATGGGTTGTACATAGTTCCTGACGCTGCTTGTGGAGATACACCAATAGGAAAGTTGTATGTTACAGGACAAACAGGTACAGGTCCTTATTCATATCTTTGGAGTACGAGTGCGACTACAAGTTCGATAACAGGTTTAACACCTGGTGTGTATTCAGTTCAAGTTACGGACTACTACGGATGTAGTAAAACACAACAGGCTCAAATTGAAAGAATACTTCCTGTTGGGTTTGGTTCATTTAGTGGTGAATCACCAACTTGTTTTCAACCAAACGGAAGTTTAACACTCACAATAACTGGAGGAACGGCACCATATCTATATTCTGCTACAACAGGATATCAAAACATAAGTTATTCAAAAACTCTCACTCTTACAGGATTAAGTAGTGGTGAGTATGGATTCTCAGTAACTGATGCGGGTCTTTGTAATTTTGTTGTAAGTACGTCTCTTTCGAGTGAAGGGGGTATCGCCTCAGTAAGTGTAACGACACAAAACTCATTTTGTTCATCAAACGATGGTATAATAACAGCAACAACTATTGGTGGTATTGCTCCATACGTTTACACTTTGGTTGATTCGAATGGTAACACACAATCGGCAACCAATAATCAAACACAATATGTTTGGAATGGTTTATCATCGGGTTCCTATACTGTTTTTGTAACAGACACAACAGGATGTCAGTTCTCTCAGGACGTACTTATTCTCACGTCTGATAAGTTCTCTGTAAGTATTCTTACGGTAGGTTCAACTTGTGGAAATGCGGCGGGTACGGCATACATATCAATTTCGAGTGGGGGTACAACTCCATTTGATTATTCTATTGATGGTATTTCACAATATATTGATACACCATTAACTGCGATTACATTAAATAATATAACACCTGGTCAACATACTGTTTCTGTGACCGACGCCTCAGGATGTACAATTACCCAACCTTTTGTAATTACCACAACAAATCCTGTTAATTTCTCTTTGTATAGCACATCTTGTGGTTCTGGAAGTGAAGGGACCATAACTGCATTCATCTCGAGTGGTATACCACCATTTGTGTTTGATTGGTCAGATAACATTGTTGGGAATCCACAACAAATAAGTGTAACTGGTCTCACAGGTGGGACTTATGGACTTATCGTTACTGACTCAAACGGGTGTAGTTTAGCAAGACAAACAATCATAGACTGTGACGCGACTTATGTTTCTGTTCAGTGTTATACGATGGGTTCTGATGAGTTCAATATTATTTCACCAACCAAACGTGGTATAAACCAAATCTTAGTCGAAGGTTTTAATGACTTAACTTCAGGTAATACCGATTGTCAATTAATATCGGCAACCTACACTGCTAAAGTTCAAGTTCAACCTCAAAATACTGTCTTAGTAAATACGTTCTACACTGGTACAACTTTGGTTGATGTACCTGCAGACAATTTATGGTATAACACTTTGGAATCACTTCTTGAAAGTATATCAGGTGTTACAAACGTGACAGTTGACCCTCTTAATAATCAGTTAACTATTCAAGCGGCTCAGGGTGGTCCTCTAACTAATCAGGAAATCATCGTAGAACTACTTATAGTTTACGACATAATTTGCTTACAATGACACAAATAAGAATTGAAGCGGTTACAGGTGCTACACCTATCAGTGTATACGTTGCTGATGTTTACGGAAACAATCAAAGTTTATTAGGGACAATAACAAACACAGGGGTAATACCTCCGGCTGAAAGATTTTTTCCACCATCGTTGTTTAACACCGCTCCTGCCGTTATGGTCAAAATGATTGACAATAATGGTTGTGAAAAATTTGAAATTATTGATTGTTCTTTCGGTTGTGGATTTGACATTTCAGTTACTTTGTCTGACTGTATTGTGACTATTTCTGTGACCGAAACCACCTGTACTTATTCTGTTTCTGTCGAATCAATTTAAGTTAAAAAAACCATTTACGTTTCTTTTTAAAAAAAGCCGTTTGGAAACTTAAAAACCTATGTATTTATTATAAAAATTATGTCGTTAGAAACCATCTTAGTTGTTAATACCGCAAGTGGCTGTGATACCGTCGTTGAACAACAGATTACAGTCTCCGGCCCCTCTTGTTATATAGTAAGAATTCCTTCCGCTTCTAACGCAATCGGACCCTTTGATGTTTACGTAGGTTCTACAGGAACTACAGCCTATTTTACGGGTCAAACTAGGACCCAAATGATTAATGGTGTTGTAATATGTTTCAACACCACTCCGACTGCAACACCTACTCCTACATCAACACCTACACCTACTCCTACTTTTGCCCTTCTTGAAATTATTTCTTATGTAAGTCCGGGTTCTATTGAAGTTCAGTTTGACGGAATTCTAAATCATCCTATTAGCGGTGGTGTTGATATTACAATAGAACAAATATTTGATGTTTCAACAGGTGGTACATATACAGCACTTACAGGACTTACTATAAGTTCGGGTCAATTAAGTGGCTCAAGTGCGGTCACTTTAGCATCTGCAAATTACGATGCACTTACAGGAGTGAACACCATTTCATTCACTGGTGCAACAATTGCTGTAACTCCAACTACAGTATTTACAACACCGTTTCCCACACCAACAAATACGCCTTCAAATTCACCAACACCCTCTATTACCCCTTCGCACACAGCAACTCCTACAGCGTCACCAACCAACACTCCATCAGTTACTGCGACTAAAACACCAACCGCGACTAGTACTAAAACACCAACTCCAACACCAACAGTTACCTCTACTCCAACAAACACACCTTCTATTACAGCTTCACCAACACAAACTGCAACACAAACACAAACAGGAACACCAACTCAAACCCCAACCAATACCGCAACACATACTCCTACAAATACTGCAACGAATACACCAACAAGAACCGCGACTCCCACAAACACAGCTACACCCACACAAACAGCAACAAACACTGCAACCCCAACTCAAACACCAACAAACACTTCTACACCAACACAAACAAGTACACCAACTCAAACTGCTACTCCTTCAAATACTGCAACACAAACTCCAACCGCAACCTCTACTCAGACCCCGACAAATACTGCGACTCAAACCCCTACAAATACTACAACAATCACCGCATCTCCAACTGCAACACCTACGGAGACTCCTACAAGTACGCCTACACCAACACCAACACAATCACAATTGGCATCACCTACGCCAACAGCATCAATCACAGCAACTCCAACTCAGACTGCAACCAATACTCCTACAAACACATCAACTCCAACACAAACTCCAACCAATACACAAACTCCTACCAACACACAAACTCCAACCAGTACACAAACTCCAACGAGGACAGCATCTCCAACACCAACAAATACCTCTACACCAACATCTTCAAATACTCCTACTACAACAAATACGCCAACAAACACATCAACACCAACGAACACTCCTTCAAATACTGCAACACCAACTCAAACTTCGACTCAAACTCAAACTCCGACCCCAACTCAGACTCCAACAAATACTGCGACCAATACCCCAACAAACACGGCAACAAATACACCGACAAGAACTTCAACACCTACGAATACGGCAACCCCTTCAGAGACACCAACAAATACACCAACACCAACAAACACTGCAACAAACACGGCAACACCTACTCAAACAGGTACTCCGACACAAACACCAACACCTACAAATACCGCAACACAAACACAAACTGGTACTCCAACTCAAACACCAACAAATACTGTAACACCTACTCAAACAGGTACTCCGACTCAAACACCAACACCTTCAAATACCCCAACCCAAACTCAAACAACCACACCAACGCCAACACCAACCCCAAGTTCACCAGCTTTAGAAGCGTATCTGTTTATCGATAGAAACGACGTAACAATCAGAAATGCGTTAAACAACTATATGGTAGCTCAGGGAAGTGGGTTCAGAGGATTCAATATTAATAGTCCATCAACAGTTCAAGCCACATTCAGTGCAGAGTTTAATTCATACATAGCATACAGTGGATGGGGTGTTTCAGAACCATCAATTCAGGCCGCACCCATTTCAACATCTTCGGGTGGTAACGATGCATATGGTAATCCTATTGTCGCTTATAAGTTCCAAACCGAACTTGTTTCAAGTGCGACAGTACCAACATCAGAATTTGCCTACTATACTTGGTTGATTTCGACAGGAGCAACTAACGGTCAAATACAGACAACCATAAAACAAGGTATTGCTTCAAACACATTCACAGATGTTAGTATGAACTCAGTATACTACAACTTACTTGTAACTTACACAGGGTCAACAAATATTCCTGCGGGAACTTATAGAGTATACACTACTAAACCAGCAACAGGATTTAGAATACAAAACAACGGAAATAATTTGTACTTCTTAGGAGGGACATTGATATAAAAAATATATTTATAGATAAAACAAAAAAATGGCATTTGATTATAAAAACCCCACCTCCTCGGTGTTTGTAAACACTCCTTATTCGGTAACGAGGGAAAATGATACAGGAACAAACTTTTCGGTAAACACTATTGGTGGTTATCAAGAAGTTTATAATTTATCCGATTTAAATTGGACAATCCCTGCAGACATTCTCATAAATGGGGGTTCGGTATTGTACTCAGGTAACTCTATTCCAATTAGCTTTACTTACAACGTTCCATATTCGATTCCAAATATTCTTTTGCTGAATAATGATGGAATTTCATCAGGTCGTAGAAGACTTGGTATGCAAGTACACGTACAAGAAACTGATACCGTTTATCAATACACAATTACAGGGTATACTAGTTTGTGGAACGATGCTGAAACTGCAGGTTCAATTATTGATTTAGGAACAGGGTATGAAGTTTACGATGATACACCCGAAGGTGTCGCATTCATAAATGCTTGGACAGGTTCAACTAAAGAGGGTGTAAGTGGTGGAACTAAAGCCAATTCTAATTGGTGGATTTTTTTTGGTACTGACGTACAAATTACTGGAGGTACTTATTTTTCAGGTTCATCGGAATTAGATTTATTCAATAGTACTGGCGGTACTATAACAATAACAGGTTTTACTGCTCCTATAACTGGTGGTACATATAATAGTGGTACGGAAACTTTAACACTTTCTAGTGCCGACGGTTCAAACATTCAAATTACTGGATTCACATCAGGTGGAGGAAGTCCACTTACAGTTGGCGATGGAGTTACAACCGTAAACAATGTAACAGGTATTACATTTAGCGGTTCGGTTGTAACGGACAATGGTGGTGGCGCGATTACGGTAGAAATCACAGGAGGAACGGCTGGCTCTTCAGGGACAAGTGGTAGTTCAGGTTCAAGTGGTTCATCAGGAACTAGCGGAACAGCAGGTTCAAGTGGTTCAT